ACCAGTGACCAAACCATACTGCCAATCACCAAACCAAAGGACAGTGATACCAGCCCCTAAAGCTAGAAGGATAGGGAAGAACTCAACGAGTACCATTACACTTTCGATTAGGGCAACACCGAGACCCTCTACGATACGTCCAAACTTAACAGTGTCTTCCTGTACCCTTTGGCTTGCACCTTCAACTGTACGGGCCTTGTGGTAGACGCTGTGGTAGAACTCCACCATCGATGCTCTCCACCTAAACAGGAAGTGAGCTGTGATAAAGGAGCCAACCAAGGATAGTCCGACCCACATAGCAGCCAGCCAACCGAAGGAGGCTAACCCTGACCAGTACTCACCCATAGTAACTTCCCCAGGGGTTGTTAGGGCCTTCTGGATCATGTCGTAGAAGGAGCCGAACCACTCGTTAATCTTTACATCAATCTTAACCTGTAGCCATATCGTTGTTAGAATGAAGAGTGAGCCAAGATAGGCCCACACCGCATACTTCTTCTGTTTAAAGAATAGAAACATAAGTTACTCTCCTGCTGATGCGTAGCGATACTCGTAGATAGTCCGAACCCATAGTGACTCAGTGGCTCTCATACGATCGATCTGCAGGCCATCGTCAATAACAACAAACTTGGAGGTGGTGGTACGTACCAGTAGATCATGTCCAAACGACATTGGGATACCCATCTGTGCTAGGTAGCTCGTCATGTCAACGTATGCCCTTCCAAACATCTGAGCTATCTCTAGTATGGTCTTACTCGTTGGAACACTGTTTAGGTAAGGGGTATGGAACCAGAGCTCACCGTCGATGATTACCTTGTCACTACCTAGGGCTGCAAAGGCACAGGCTGATACACAGGTTACACCTGCGGGGATGATAACAACTGAACCCTCCTCCCTGATAAGAACACCGAGCCTCAGACCAGCATAGTAGTCTCCTCCATTACCTGATAGGGTTACAGTCAGGACATTGCTGTCCCTCATAACCTTGTAGACTTTACCTACTTGGTAGCTAGTCGTAGGTCCGCTTACCACTAAGCTCTTGGTTGTGTCATCGTATACCACTGCAGCTGCGGCAGGTGTTGCCAGTAAAGTTAGTAGACCCAGTGTTGTAAAGATACGTTTAAACATTAGAGTTTATCCTTCTTATTGATTTGATTGATTCTCATCTCAGAGTACCTGATCACCTTCTCTAAGTCTATGATCTCTGACTCTTCTTGTGTCTTACCTTCATATAGTTTGAACCCAGCTCGACTAGCGTACTTGACTATGTTGCCTCGCCAGAACTCAAACCCATTTAACATGATAAAGGTAATAGGTTCGATAACCCATCTTGTGTAGTGGTTAGGTTCATTTACGATATTACTGTTACTGTCTTCTTTCATAGCACTCCATTCATCTGATATATTACAGTGCTTACATACAAAACCATTGAAGGTATTCCCACCACACGTTAGGCAGGTGTTGGGGAATATCTTCATATCTTCTCCTTGTAGAATACACGGACCCACTGTGCGCAGATATCTGACCGTACAATGTCATCAAGGTCAAACTCAATAATAGGTACGTTCATATTATGCTTAAGAGCTAGACCAGTAATGATTGTTAAGCCATCTGTTGTCTTGAGGTCTGACTGTTGTACGTCACCGTTCAGTACGATCGTGGAACCTTCACCTACACGTGTCATCAACATCTTTAGTTCTTCGATAGTGATGTTCTGTGTCTCGTCAACAATGATGAAGGCATCATCAAAGGAGCGTCCTCGCATAAGAGCTAAGGGTGCGACCTCAATGTTACCAGCTTTGATACCTGTCTCAACAGCACCTTTACCTAAGTGCTTGGTGAGTACGTCTAGGACTGGTAGAGCCCAAGGTGCTACCTTTTCACTTAGGTCACCTGGTAGGATACCGATGTCTTTACCAACAGATACCATAGGGCGTGTAATAACAATCTTATCGATCTTCTTCTCAGTGTAGAGGTCAGCTGCCATAGTCGTAGTTACGTAGGTCTTCCCTGTTCCGGCTGGTCCAAACACAATCACTTGGTTAGCTGTCTGGACAGCCTTAATAAGGTCACCTTGTTTGTCTGTCTTAGGTACAATACCTGATGTACTCTTAGCAGCTGCTCCTTTATATGTTGTCTCCCGTTTAGTACGGGTCTTAGGTTTAGGTTTCTGGGGGGCCATATGTTTTCCTATCTAATAATGATAAAGGGAAGCTCCTCTCGGAACCTCCCTTAATTGTATCATACTTTGTTGTGTGTTGTCAAGCTGATAGGTGGTTCGTCAGCCATATACATTATCCTCATGTTAAGTTTATTGAGAAGTTTTAACACGTACTCAGGTGTGTCGTCTACAGTACTATCGGATAGGACAAGCACCAGAGGCACAGGCTTCATCGACTAGATCATCATCAGACTTTAGGTTAGTAAGGTCTACTGGCCATAGTGAGTCAGCGTAACCTCGGTAAGTCTTCTCTGTCACAACTTCCTGAGGTAAGTATGCGTAACCTAAGTCTGCTGCTGTCTTAGTAGGGTCGTTACGGTAGATGAAAGATACACCTACATAAGTATCCCAGTTATCTAGAATCCAACTAATGATAGCTGGTACTTCGTCTAGATCATAGCTGATAGTTACTGAACAGTTATGATCTACGTAGTTATCCATCATCAGCTTATAACGGTTGAGTTGTAGTACAGCTGTCTCAAGGTTGACAGCAACTCCATCTACTTCATCAAAGGCAACGTCCTCATAAGATACTGGGAACGTTACTAGAACTGAGTCAGGTTCAAATGGTTTCTCAATGATCTTGTAACCAGCAGTACGAAGAGTTGGAATGATCTCATCGTGTTTGGAGAAGGTTACATTGTTGAAGATGTACTTACCAAGAGGGCGGTGAACACCTTCTGTTGTGTCCATGATCTTACTAAGTGTACCCGATGGTTTAACTGTAGTCACTAGCTTAGCACGTGGAAGACCTAGATCGTCTGCCATACTGTCAGCACCTAACCTAGCTGAGCTACGTAGCATACCCAACATAGACGGTAAGTGACCTGATCCTTCGTTGTAGTCTAAGAACTTAACGATACCTGTTGCACCTACACCACAGAGACGTAGGAACTCGTTAAGCTCATGCCATGAACGCTGTAGTACACCATCATCTAGGTTTACACAAGTCTGTCGGTAGTTAGCCCGTGCAACGATACGGATAGCTTCCTGTAGCCCTGAGAAGTCTGTAAGGAACTTACCCCAGTCAACCTCAACTAAGTTGCAGAAGGACTTGTTACCCAATAGAATCTCAGCACAAGGGTTAACACCTTTGAAGTGAGGAGCACGACGTAGTGCTGACTCAGCATTAATGAACCCTGGTTCTGAACCACCAGCTTGTACCATCTTGTCGAAGATGTAGGACAACTCCCACTGCGTTGGCTTCTTGCTGAATACTACAGAGTTGTTAGACTGTTGACGGTGTTCGTTATCGTGGTCCCACCAATCCTTCTTAGCTGAGATAAAGTCATCAACCTCTGGGTCATTAACAGGTACCAATGCAATCTCAGCAGAACGACGAGAAGATAGTGTAGTACCCATTAGGTTTAGTACGTCCAACCCATTCATACGAGTAAGTAGCTTACCTGCTCGTTCATTCATAATCTTAGCAATCTTCTCGAAGGCTAAGTAGATTGTTTCATCACCTGAACTAATCCAACCATAACCCTTTAGACGTTCACCAGCAGCACGTACTTCAGAGAAGTCAAAGATGATGAAGTCTACTGGTTCCTTCAAGGCAAACATCTTACCCAGTGCCTTAGCCCATGCCTCTGCACTATCACCTACTTTAAGGTGGAAGGTCTTCTTTCCCTCTGATGTAGTAATCCAAGACTGGTTGTTAGGGCACCCTTTAGGGTCACCTAGCTTCTTAGAGGACCGTACAGTGCTTACCTGTGCCTCCTTAGCAAAGCCATTGAGTGTCCCCACAACTGGCTCAAAGCCTACGCCACAGCCCTGTAGGAGCAACCACATGGCGTCTACAACGTCGTGTACTGTCTCAACCTGACCAAAGCTACAGTTGAACTGTGAGGCTTCTCGTGTCTTAGCTACGTCTGTGCCACCTAGCCATAGTGTACGTCCAGATACTGTTGCCTTACGGGTAAGCATCAAAGCACGTAGGTGTTCTAGCTCTTCTGTTTCCTCAGCTGCTAGGTCCGCTCCTTTTGCTCGGACCCATAGCCATGCTTGGTGGTTGATGACACGATCGACTGTCTCTTCCCATGACTCAAAAGAACCATCATCCTTTGGTCGATTATATGTACGTCGGGTTACTACTTGAGCTCGTGTTGAAAACTCTTGGCGATTAGTATTCATTTAGTTTCCTCTTTGTTTAATCGGTAAGCTTCTTCTTTAGCTTCTTGTTCTGTCAGGCCAAAGATAATAGCTGACCCAAACAACCCCGCTTCTTCGTCCACAACACACCACTCTAAGGGTTTGTCGTCCCAGTCACCTCCCCTGTGCTCTGCGGTGTACCTTGTCATTTAGTTTCTCTTCCTCGTTTATCTTTGTCTTCGTCAAGCCACACTAAGCGATCTATGTCAGAACGACTAAGACCGATGTCTTTCAACTCTCGGTCTGTCAGTGTGTTCAACTGTTTTATTGCGTTGCGGTGACTACGCCATGTAGCCAAGTAGTTTACGTATCTCCAGAACCAAGTCATTCACTTTTCTCCTTTAGTTTATCTAGCTCAACCTTACCTGCTTCTGTCAAGTGAGCAAACCCCAAGGTCCAATTAATGAGGCCTTCTTGAAGTAAGTCGCAGTACTGTGCGTAGTGAGGTTTATGGTCTATAGGTTTGGATGCCATAGAGAGTAACTTTTCTCTACTTAGGTTACGTAGGTTGGCCATTTACATTCTCCTTTTCTTTCTTTAGTAGTCTTCCAGTAATACCTACAGTCTTCTCCCTCTTCCTTCAAAGCATAAAAGTAAGACTGTCTGAACTCATTAGGTTTAGTACCGCTTAGTTCATTACGATAGCATGTCTTAGCTAAGGGACATGTAGCACTACCACACATTGAAATATCAGGCATTTAGATTCTCCTTATTGTTAAGTTTCTGTAAACTACGTTGGGTCTTGATCTAAATATGATGCATAAAGCACCTTTAGGGTTTATATAAAGATCATCAACGGTTATCACCAGAGCCCCTAATAACACCTCGTTTAGCTCGGTCGTCTAACTTAGCTACATTCACCTCAAGTACATCTGATAAGCTGCTATCGAAGTAGTTAGCGATGGCTGTCAAGTAGAAAGCTACATCACCTAGTTCCTTAATGATGTCGTCTTTGGATACCTTAGTGTCGTCTCTGAGCATCTTCTTGATCTTCTCAGCAATCTCACCAGTCTCACCCATAAGCCCTAGTGTGTTTTCAACTAAACGTGTCTGGCCTTCGGTAACAATCTTACCTTCGACCCAGTAGCTATAATCTTGTGTGTTCATACTTCTAATTCCTCTACCCGTACCTTAAGTACTTTCATATCATCTACATCGTGTAGTACATTGTTTATATCTTCTTGCAAAGTATTCTCACGTTCCCCTGAGTTTAAATCACAATAGAAGTAATCATGTTCCATCTTAATCTTAATAGTTACTTCATATTCCATAGACAGTCTCCAATTGTAGCATAAGTAATAGTGTTAGTCAAGGAGTATAGAGGTGACTAAATGTCACCCCGTAGTCTTGCCTCAGTCTCCTCATCCATACTCCCTTCGAAGTGTATCGATTGATACCCATTGAGGTTCATATAGACCATCCTGTATATTACGCTTAATGAGGACGCCTTTCCACCACTCTTTGTTAGCTTGCCCAGCCCAACTCTCTGGAGAACCTTTGTAACACCCAACAACCGCCCCAATAGCGCCCTTACTGCCAACGTCGTCTTTAAAATACATATCACGTTTATGACTGTGACCAACGCTGCAAGAGCTATACCGCTTCTGGAGTAACCCAAATGCATGATGTACGCCACTAATGGCACGGCCAAAGTTACCAGCACCCACGAAATGAGCGTAATCCACACCGTCGTAGTTATGGATCGCGGGGGCTCCATTAGTATATTCGTGGTACTCGTCGAACCACTTACCTGTATCGAGGTGCTTGAACGAAAGACCATACTTCTCTCCTTCTAGTCTTGGGTCATACGAAATAGCTGTCTTGATACGAGTCTCATGGTTACCCTCGAAGCCGTGCCATGTTGGACGTTTACGGCGTTGTTTAGAGAACCTATATCGTAGGAGGCCCTGTGACTCATTGTAGGACTCGATGTCACCTGCGTAGTTCTGTGCTACTACACTCTTAGGCTTAGCCTTGTCGTACATGTTAAGTGCTTTCATGTCAGCCGCGTCACCTAGGTCAACACAATAGTCTGGTTTGATATCGTAGATGAGACCACCTAGCCAATCGAAACGTTCATTGCTTGTATCTGGGGATGCGTGACCACAACTCCAAACGATCGCAGTCTTACCTTGCCCTGCTTTAGATACTGTCATTGTTTCTTCTCCTCTGCTGTCCATTCTTCTGGGATAACCTTGTCTGAGTAAAGGAAGCCATACTTCACGCACCACTCCCCGTAATTACTCTTAGCACCTTTGTCTAGCTTAGACCGTGAGTTACTAAACACAAACCTAATATCGAGATCAGGGTATTGCTTCTTGATCTCCTTGTGTTTACGTCTATCCGCTGTTGTAAACTTCCCTTTAGTCTCGATGATGATACCATTCTCAAGCACGAAGTCAGGGGTGTAGCTCCTTTCCTTGGAGTCCAACCACTTGATCTTCATCTTCTCATACTCAAAGCCAATGTTACGTTCCTTGAGGTTGATACTTGTATTCTCCTCTAGTCCTGATCGGTAACCAGCTTGTATAGCTCTCTTACGTATAGCACTGTGTCTTACACCCAATCTTCCGACTCCTCTACCCGTAGTTCCTTCTTGACCTTAGTAAGGTACAGAGGTCCGTGGCTATAAGTAAACATCTTAAGACCTGGCCAGCAAGCTCTCTTGAACTCACAATAGCTGCACTCCATACCTAGTTTCATATTAGGTGATGTCTTACTTTGTGGTACATCCTTGAAGCTACGTTCAGGTGGTATCTTCTGTTTAACCATCTCCTTAATGGCTGTGATCTCAGCTTCTTTAGTCTTCAACTCCTCCGTAAAGTCGTATAGGTCTAAGCAGATGTGTCCGTTCACCTTATCAATTACTAGGAAGGCTCCTCGTGTCTTGTCTGTTACGAGTGGATCGTCCTTAGCTGCATAGACATAAGATGATAGTTGAGAGATGTAGCCGAAGGGGTCTTGCTCTCTTAGGTCTCCGTTCTTGAACTTCTGGAAGGAGTAGGGTGATGCTGACTTAACGTCAACTGTCATACCGTTGATGACACAATCTCGGCTACCTTTAATGCCGTGTGCTTCCATCTTATCCTGTTGACCTACAACAGTGTGTCCTGCTTGCTGTGCAATACATAAGGCAAGCTCTTCAATCATGTCTCCATAGAAGAACTTGAGCAGGGTGTTAGCTTTAAGAGGAATAGATAGCTCAGTCTGATTGATCTTATACCAGAGCTTCCTGTTACAAGGTGTACCTAGTCCTG